GCTGTCATGTAACGCATTTCAACAGATCCGGCACGAAGCGGATGCGATTCTGGATATATTAAACCTTTACTAGATAACGGAACAATTACAGACGGTAAAGTGCTACGTTTTTCGTTTTCATACTGGGTTCTTGCTAACGTAACAATGTCTTGATTGCTAAGTCGATCAGTCATTTTACTCATTTTTTATCCTTATAACTTTATTATAAATATCTAGAACATGAAAAATGGGAGCAAAATACTCCCATTGTTTTGATATGAAATTTTATTAGAAATTCAAGAATGCCCAATCGTATCTTAAAGTTAGTTCAATGTTAACTATGTCTTCTGTGCTCCAATCCAATGAACCAAAGTTAGCATCTGTAATGTATGTTCCGTGCAATATCCATTCTTCGATAATTTCACCTAATGGAGACAATTGGCGCAATTTTATTTCTTTTTTATAGAATGAAGAATACCCATCTCTACCAGTAGCAGATTCATGATGAAGTCTAATCCATTCCATTACTGCTTGTGCTGCGGATGGAACAATTGGATCATATAATGATATTGCCAATGTACTCCAAACCGATTTTCCTTTTACGTATCTTTGAACGTTGATGTGATCCAAAGTAATTTCGCCGTTTGCTATTGATGGTTTAGCTGCGGATTTTATTAAATATGCAGGAATTCCATCAATTGCCATGATGAATTGATGTTGTTTTTTCGGTTCCCAAGAATAAGCTCTGTTCCAGAAATCTACTTCATTGCCGAAATCGGTTAAGTTATTATTTACTTGATCTTGTAATGCCATGTTTTTATCCTTGCTATTTTCTTATAAATATCGGCAACGTAAAAAAGGCAGAACCGAAGTCCTGCCTTTCTTGTTTCATTGCAATCTACTATTCAGGAAAAGATGCTCCCGTAGGTTGAATGTTGAAATCTAAGATGATAAATTCTGCCGTACGAGTTGGCTGAAGGAATATTTGTCCGTATAAAATATTCTGATCAATCAAGTCCGGAGTGTTGTTTGTTGAATCCATTACTACTCGGAACGCATACAAGCCTTGTTGTGCACGTACTGATTCTAAATATGGATTAACGATTTGAGTGAATCGGTCTCTTGTTGCAACTACGTTTTGTTCAAATACTAAATAACGAGTTGAAGATGCAATAAACTTCTTAACCGTAATTAACAAACGACGTACATTTACTCGGTCTAATGCACTTGGACGAGCCTGCAGTGTCTTTTGACCCCAAATAACTACACCATCGTTAGGAAAGTTGGCAATAGGGTTAATTCGTGCTTCATACAATGTGTTTCTATCAGCTTGAGATAAATTTTGATAAGTATCAATAACCGATGTCAAACCTCCACGATTTAAACCAGCTGGCGCATACCATGGTGCAGCAACTGCATCATTAAATGATAATGCTCCAGGTACAACGACACTAGGTGGAACCCAAAACGGAACATTGTTGGATGGATTGATGATTTTTACCCATGGCCAATAAGTTGCAGTGTAATTGTTATCTAAAGTTGTAATTTCCGTTACTACTGTTGGTATAGAATCTGACAATGCATTAGAATCCATAACATAGAATGCATCTTGACGATTAGTTACAAGATTTCTTGCTAAGGATGTTACTGCACTATGTTTGCTTTGCAATATACCTGGAGTTATCAACATGTTCATATCGTAATAATCCGTATTGCTTAACAATGTAAATGCTTTGTTGTATGCTTTAGTACCAGTAGCAGTAGTAGTTGAACAATCAAATCCAAACGTATTAGTATTTGTTATGTTCGTTCCAGAAAATTTAGGTAAATTAGGACGTGCTCCATCAAAACCTCCTTGGAATGGTACGATGAATTTACGTGTGCTTGTTGCAACGACACTTGTAAAATAACTAGATCCAGAAGTTAATGCAGTTTCAATGCTACCAGAATATGGAGAAGTTATTGTCGGGAATGCCGCTTCTGCATCTTGATTAACATTTCCAAGATAGAAATCCGAATTGCTTCCTGTTACAGAACCGCTTGATGGGGTTGGTGCTAAATAATTCAAGTTGTTATTCGCAGTAAAATCAAATCCTAAATAGTTATTTGAATTATATGCGGTTTGTACTTGAGTTGTTTTGTAAGTAGCAGCAGTTAAATTCAATGAACCAGATGCCATTGGCATTGGTGAATTTGGCGCACGGAATCCAAACGGAATCAATGTTTTGTCGTTGGTTTTATTTGCTACTGCTTCTGTTACTTCTACGCGTACGTATTTAGATGCATTAGGATAATCTCCGTTAACAACAATATTACCAGCATCGGTTACGGTTTGATAACGATTACCAATTCTTCTTGCAATATAATTAGGAGAATCTGGATCTAAGTTTACGTTCAAATAAGTTTCAATGATATCTGGTGCTTGATCCGTGTCTTGAGATGTGTATGGCGAATTTGCAATGTTAGCAGTATTTACTCGTCTCACTTCTACGGTAAATGTACCAAATCCGTTTGGATCTGACGTTTCTGAACTAGTTCTTACATCACGAATACCTACTTTAACTTCATAATTTACCGTCGTACCATGAGATATAGTATGAAATTTAAATAGATTTTTAGCTACGGTACCAATTTTTTGTGAAGTAATCCATGGGGTTGCAGCTGTCGAATAATCAGTTAAAAATTCATAATTAGAAAGTTTAGCTAATTCTATGGTAACATCAGATAAGCTAGAAAATAAACTAGTTGCGGATGTATTTTCGTATTGTACATACACCGGATAATCTACTGATTTAGGAGATTTTCCAAATATTTTTGTGATGTAGTTATTTGCATTAGAATTAATTGATGCCGATAATGGAGATCCATTGCCGGCTAAAAATGCGGAAAATCCAGGTACGGTTTGTGTTGCAAATGAACCAGATACAGTTATAACAAAACTACCTGATAATAAATTTGTTATTGAAGATGATTCAAACACATTGTTACCAGCACCATTGGTAGATACCGGTTGAGTTGGATGCAACAAGTGAGTTACTACTTGTACAGATCCTGATTTTGCGATAACGGCTAATGCCCCGTTTGCTAATGAATACCCATCTTCATATAAAAGACGAGTTACTGTCATTACGTTTCCACTTCTCAAGTATTCTTCAACGGTATGAGGTACATACGAATCTGTTGTGTATGAACCAAATATTTGTTGGAATTCTGAGAAAGAAGATACTTGTGTCGGAATCAATGCCGGACCTTTTACTGTTGGTCCAACTATTGCGGCTCCGATTTGCCCGATTGCTTGAGGTAAAAACGATTGATCAACTTCGTTCGTAAACACCCCAGCAGATACGATTCTTTCTGCCATTAAATTACTCCTATGATTTGTTTATTATATATATGATATGATATCTACTGACCGGATGGAGTAAATGTTCCGTTAGCTATATTTATTTCACCATCGCCGTAACGTTCTTTGAGCTTTTCCAACAATTCGGATTCTTGTTCGCGCATTTCGTCAAACTGTCGCATCAATTCTTCATGTTGTGCATCCAATTGTTCTGATTGTCGTTTAATTAAAGCTTGTTCTATAGAAACATTGCCTAACCATGATGCATTCTGTGCGAAACGTTCTCTTAGGCTTTGGATTGCATCTAAATGTTCTTTATCTAATTTTCTTGTCATACGAAACCTTTTCTTGATATTATAAGAATATTTAGTTTTAATTCAAACCAATGTTACGGATTAAAAATCATTAAGTATTCGGGTCGGCATCGTACCATACCCAACCATCAACGGGGTATGTGTATGTATCTTTTAATTCTTTTAATAATGTATATGTTGGTGCATATACTGCGTTAGGAGCATAAAACCATTGCTCCCCATCATACTTGTAAAATCCACTCGTATCTTCCATAATTTATAATGTTACTGTCCAGTTTTTATTTGTTGCAATTAATATATCTGCGGCAGTTAAATCTGCCGAACCGGGGTTTCTAGTCACCGTTATTGTTTGTGTTGTTATAGGTGTTCCTAAATCATTAAATACTTGAACTAATGCTGCTCTTTCCATAGCACAATCAACGAATGTTGTTGTTACTTTTAAATTGGGAACTCTAATATTTTGTAATGAAAAACAAGATGAGAATGGATTACCCATTGTAGTTACGTTTGTTAAATTGGTAAATGTTATTTCTCTTAATGATACACAACCTGTAAATGCACTTGTTAAGTTGGTTACTGCTGTTGATGTAATTGTTCCTATTTTATATAAATTAGCAGAATTAACAAATAAAGAATTAAATGATGTTCCTGCCGCTAGATTAACGTTCCCAACTTGCCTTAAATTAAAACAATTTGAAAACATTGAGGTTACTGTCGTTGCAGCCGATATATCAACATTCCCTATTTTTCTAATTAAAGTAGAGGAAAATAT